TTCCATTACGCAAACCCCAAGACAGTTGTTCCAAGCATGACCACCGCGTTCATCAATAACCAAGCAACAAAGGCGCCAAAGCCCCAATCGTCTACGTTAGACAAAACCCAAAACGTAAACACGAAATAAACAATCGTTCCAAATAAAATCATGGTGACCCCTTAGTAATCGTTGTCGTGAAAAACGGGATAAGGCTGAACCCGAAAAGACTTCGGGCTTTTCTTGTGACGCATGACTTGATCGTCAATCCAAGCTTGTGCGCTACCGCTTGAAGTCCAAACCTTACGGGCCGAAAGTTCGGGATAAGGCGAAGGCAATCGAACGGGGCGCCAGTCAGTGACGCCCTTGATTGTTCTTCGCTGGTACACGTTAAACAAAACTTCTTTTACTTTTTGCATTGTCTATTCTCCTTTTGATGAAAGCCGCTTACGCGGCAAAACCTGTAGTTTTATGAATGGCGCCGACGTTTACGTTAAGGCCATAACCTCGCAAAGTTTCAATGATTTCTTGAAGTTGTGCGCGAGTCATATCTAAATCAAACCGCGTATCGTCATTCATATCAGCCATGGCATCACTTAGCGCACGGTTATAGTTGCTATAAGCGATGGCGTACTGTTCAACTGCTTCGGTAAATTCCATTGTTTGTCTTCCTTTTGGTTGATGGGCACCGTTGCCCGACGACTGAATATAAACATGGCTGGTGTGCATGATGCAACACTTTTGTGCAAATGATTGTATTCGTTGGGCACAACCTATTTGGTACAATGTGGATTCCACAGGCAATGTGGTCAAAAGGAATGAAAGTTTTAGATTTGTTTGCAGGCATCGGCGGGTTCACGCTGGGCTTGGAACGCGCAGGATTTGAAACCGTCGCCTTCTGTGAAATAGAACCGTATGCGCAGAAGGTATTGAAGAAGAACTGGCCGGACGTACCTATATATGAAGACGTGCGAACAATCACAGCAGATCGACTTCATCGGGATGGAATCAAACCCGACATCATTACCGGCGGATTCCCGTGCCAAGACTTATCAGTCGCAGGGCTGCAGGGCGGAATCGATGCCGAACGAAGCGGATTGTGGTCAGACTGCGCCCGTTTACTTGGCGAACTTCGACCCAAATACGCAATCTTTGAAAACGTCACAGCATTGCTTAGTCGACCCGACTGGTTTCAGCGCGTTTTGTGGGACATTCACGCGGTCGGGTACGATGCGGAATGGCACTGTATACCAGCTTCCCACATTGGCGCCCCGCATCAACGCGACAGAATCTGGATTGTGGCGTACCCCCGACACCGGACAAGGGGGAACACCGATAGCATTATTGGAAGGCAAGACGCACCGCGAAGACAGTGGGCAAAAGATTCAAATGCGACTAGCCGACCAAGTGAAGATGTGGCCAACCCCGTCAACCCGCGACCACAAGGGGGGATATATAGGGGGAAGGATTCGCAAGGGCAAAGTCAGTTGGGATACGTTGGACGTCGCAGTTCAGCACATAGACAACCAAGACAAGACGCATGGGACATTGAACCCGACGTGGGTCGATTGGCTAATGGGATTCCCAATCGGTCACACAGACTTAAATGCTTAGGCAACGCAGTTGTTCCACAAATACCAGAACTAATAGGAAGGGCCATTATTCGCTATGAAGCTAACCCATAAACAAATCAAAGAAGCGACCGCACTGAATAACAGGGGCGTTGCTATTGAAAACCTAGCGACTATCTATAACACCAGTTCATCGACAATGTCGCGTTACCTGCGCGCATATCATCGCTATGGGGAAAGCTTCTGGTCACGCTTTCCAATGGAAAAAAATCATGACTGATCACCGTGGTAAACTAGACAAAGAAACACGCGACCGACACTTTCCAGAACTAAATGGGGGTAAAGGTAGCAAGCCGCGCAAATCCACAGCGGATTCACGCAAAGCATATTCCGATGGATGGGAAAGGATATTCGGCAATGGCAAACGGTAAAGGAATATCAAGGGCCAACAAAGAAAGGGGCATTCGCCAAGAAGAATTGCGCCGTAAACTTGCGGCACAAGGTCACGAACAACATCTTATTGAAACCCTTAAAAAAATAGCTGATTTGGATGAAGAATTAGACAGCTTGGAAATCCAAAGGCTAAGGGCTGCCGCCGATATCCGCTTGAAAATCATGAATAAATATCTGCCTGACTTAAAGCAAAACGAACTTACCGGCCCCGATGGCGGAAGTCTTGTTTTGGAAATCAAACGGAAACGTTTTGATGGCGCAGACTGACCACGATTTATTCAAGCTTGAATATGGCATATCGGATGAACTGGAACGCCAGGTTTTGGAGCTGAATGACGTTTGCTTTGATCCCATCCCCAACGTCTTTATTGATGCGTCAGCCATAGAAGGAAAGGGCGCGTTCGTTAACAAGCCAATCCCAAGTGGGTACGCAATTGGCTGGGCTAACCGAAACCATAGGCGAACCATTCTTGGCCGGTACATCAATCATTCACCCAACCCCAACTGCTATCCCCTTCCGCATCCTGATGGATTTCTTGTGGTAAGTGACCGCTATATTAAGGCGGGGCAAGAACTGACATTCGACTATCGTGACGTTATGCGGGCGCACATTAGGCGCAACTTGGTGTTAGATAATGCCGTCAATTGAATACGTCATAAAACCACAAGGTAAAGTTCTTCAAGAATTCGCAGACTGTCGCGCTCGTAACAGCTTCATCATGGGGCCACTGGGTTCGGGCAAGACGGTGCAAGTCATCCTAAAACTGCTTGATTTAATGTGCGAACAAGAACCGTGCATTAGAAAGAATCATCCCAACTATGGTGTTCGCTTGTCGCGTATCATTGCCGCCCGAAATACCTACAGCGAACTATTCAGCACAACCATCAAAGATTGGCTGGAAATCCATGGGGACTTGGGTGAATTCAAACAAGGGAACAAAGAACCGCCAACGCAAAAAATCGAATTCAAGTTGTCAGACGGAACCACAGTCAGAAGTGAAATCATCTTCATCGCCTTTGATCGGCCTGATCACGTCAAAAAAGCGCGTGGTATTCAGACGACGTGGGTCTGGCTAAACGAAGCAAAGGAACACTCAAAGACCGTTGTCGATATGTTGGACTTGCGTTGTGGTCGATACCCTTCAATGAAGGAAGGCGTTCGCCCTACGCATTACGGATTGCTTGGTGATACTAACGCACCCGACGAAGACAACTGGTACTACAAACTGGCCAATGAAACGATGCCATCGGGGTGGTCTTTTCACCGACAACCTGGCGGTGTTTATCGGGACGGTGGTAACTGGTACTTAAACGATGATGCGGAAAACCTTAACAACCTACCCGACGACTATTACAGGCGCGGACTGGAAGGCAAGACAGACGATTGGATCAAGGTTAACTTGGCTAATGAATATGGCTTTGTTTCCACTGGCAAGCCGGTGCATCCTTTTTACGTGGATGGCGTACATTGCCTTAGTGCTGATTACGTTCCTAATCCTGATGCTCCCGTTGTTCTTGGTTTCGATTTTGGTCGGAACCCTGCTTGCGCTTTTATACAGCGTGATCCGATGGGTCGGTGGTTTTGCTTCGATGAATTCGTAACAGAAGACGAAGGCGCCGTGGAATTTGCGCCCGCGTTGCGCCGTTACATCGATGCCAATTACCCGCGTTTCAAGTTTAGGGGATGGGGCGACCCGTCAGGCAATAACCGCAACCAAGCGAACAGCGACACGCCTTTCAAGATACTGCGAGCCAATAGCATTCCCGCGACGCCTACGCCATCAAATGATCCGATAATGCGAAGGGCTGCCCTTGAAAACCCAATGAAAGAAAACCTAATGGACGGCAAGCCGCGCTTTATGATTAGCCCAAAAGCCAAGACGATTCGCAAAGGTTTGGCCGGTGCATATTGTTATCGACGCATCCAGGTTTCGGGCGAACGTTATGCCGATGAACCCGACAAGAATATGTTCAGTCATCCAGTTGAAGCGCTTGAATATGCGTTGCAAGGGGAAGGGGAAGCAAAGACATCGATACGAAACGCACAACGACACCAGTCACCACGAAAGATGAAGTTTGATGTCAGCGTATTCTGAATACATTTATGTGGGGTTTTGTATGGACGATGGCCCCCATTGGTGGTCGCGCTTCTTACATCCACAAATCAAACACTGTTATGTGGTGGTTCCTTCATGCGATGGCGGTTGGATTGGATACAGCAAGACACGCGTCGGAATGGACACCATGATCGCCGAAGACCCGAAAGATATTGTTGGAGACGATCTTTTGATAAAATCAAAGGTGGTACGTGGCAAACGTGGTTTGTTTATGTTGAACACTTGCGTTGGTCACACGAAACAAATGTTAGGGATATCCAATCCATTTATCTGGACGCCCTATCAACTGTACAAATATTTAAGGGAACAGAATGACCGGCTCACTTAGGAAGTTTGAACAAGGCACCCGCAGGGGATTGCGTAGCATTGATAAAGCTGGGCGCAGGCTTACCGGTCAGCGTGAAAGCAGGAAAGAAAAAAACCGTCGTCTAGCGGTTTCGTATGACGGCGAAGAATTCACACGGCGCGGTGAGAAGTTCACGCCAAAGAACAGTTTACTAGGGGAATGATATGCCTACTGTTAACGGAAAAAAGTATCCATACACCAAAGCAGGAATGAAGGCCGCCCGCAAAGCGAAACGCCGACGCCCGCTTATCAAAGAAGGTTTTGCACCAATTCCATACGGGAGTACAAAGTAATGTCTTTAAGTAAACCAAAAGCACCAAAGCCAACGGCAGAACAACTTGCTGTTCAGCGTAGACAGTCAGCGGCATTAGATG